TTTGAGATGATAATCGTTTAAAAAATTATAATTTTTTACAAAACGAGAGTCATTACGTGTTTCAATAGCCATTATCTTCTACCATCGTTTACAATGTCGATTCTTGTAGCACCTAATCTCCATCCAACATCATTATTACCTGTGCCAGATGCATCATCATCTGATTCAATACGCAACACTACTTGTCTTGCTCGAGCACGAGTATCAGACTTTTGTGTACTGCTTCCTATTTCGTTTGTGCTAGATGTACTTAAACTGTCACCAGGGAAGTCCCTAGTTTTTAAAACTATGTTAACTTTGCCAGCCTCAGAATTACTTAAGAATCTAATGTCTGGGATTATTCTTCGTATAAAACTAAATTGCTCTCCGTCACCTATATCGTAATCAGAACTTTCTATAAACACATTAGTCATAGGAGAGCCATCATCGTTATACCCATATTCATGTTCAAACACATAATTATTTGCTGTCGCTCTAGGATAATTTACGATACCTTGATCGAGCCACGCTGTTCTACTTAATTGTCCGTAAATCCAAACTCCGTCTTCGTAATCGTATGCCACATATCTATCGATTTCTGTGCTACTAGAAGAACAGTAGAACCACCCCACTTCATTATATTGACTGTTTATAAATGCGACATTTTTAAAACTTTGACTTAAATTAATATCAGTAAACACATAAGTATGCACACTACAAGGAAGTTTTTGCACTGCTCCATTATAAACATAAAAATTATCAACATCCATCCAAAACACACCTGGAGGTGCAACCACTGCAGCTTTTTGTCCTATTAATCCTGTACCATTATTAATTAAATTTACTCCGAATGTAAATGGTGGTCCAATAAACTGCATACTGTAAAGTGCTGTATCAGTCCATATTAGAACTTCTTGTCTTGATTTTAATGCACCAATAATTTGACTTCCCTCCGATAATCTTAAACTACCAGCAGTGTTTGTTGTAAGAGGCTCAAACTCTAGTTCGTTTTCTTGATCACTAAACGCTATAAGCATTGGATCAACACTGCCTGTTCTAGCAGAGTTTACAATAGGATCAGCACCTAGCACTATTAAATGTCTATCAGTTTCTGATGTAAGAACTTGTAATGCTTTTGTGGGTACAAGATTTGCACCTGTTTTCGTAGAAAGTTGCACAGCACGAGTTGTTTCTCCATCCGACTTGTCCCAATAATATATACTGCCTGCTCTTGGGTTTATGACAAGATCTTCACCAAAATTATCATGGCTCCAAACTCTTAATTGGTTAATCTCGCTTAGAGCAGTAGAGGATCCCCATGTACCATCACTCCAAGGATTTACACCCCAGCCTGTTGAGGCAACGAACACATCTAAACCAGAATTAATTTGGTACACACCATCGACTCCTGATCCACCATTACCACTGTCACTAGAGTTAGCAGTTATTGTGTTACTATCTGTGTCCTTAGCAGTTATTTCGTAAGTGTTAGTAGATGGCACTCGATTTATTTGATATTCTTGATTTAGCACACTAGCAGTAACATTACCACCCAATGATACAGCACCTGATATTGTTACAAAGTCTCCCGCAACAGCACCATGAGAACTGTCCGTTACTGTTAGAGTTGAGGAGCCATCGGTAGCAGAAAAAGTAATACTGTTGGTTGAGGTTTTCCTTATAGGTGTAATGTCGTAATAAATGTTTCCTCTTTGTACATAGTATTTATTTGTCGTTCCCAACCCTAAGTATTTATTTCCATCTAATGCTACCCATGCATGTAATGCTCTACACACACCGATAAATGCGTTTTCGTTATCTTTTCGCCAACCACCTATTTTTTGAGGTCTGCCTCTGTTAAATCTAACTAGATTTATATCAAACCATCCACCCTCATTATCATAAGCAGTTCCTTCCCTGTTGATTCCTGCTTTAAATTGTAGTTTAGATAACGGCATTATATATCAGTCCAATCTTTACCCTCAAATAAAAGTGCTTCTGCTTCTCTGCGTCTAATCAACCCTTGTAACACTTTACCACCTGCTTTGTTCCATCTTTTTATTTGATGAGGCACTTCGTCGTACTCCTTGTTATTTAAAACTTTTAACATGGTGCTGTTATTAAGATTTGTTGGTCCAAGATTGTAAGTCCAAGACACTAATGCATCAAACATACATTGTTCTAAATCCACGTCTACTGCTTTTTCAACATGTTCACAATATTCATCTAACTCATTTAGTAACATATTATCGGCTTGTTCTTTAGATATAATCATGCCTTCCTTAACATTTTTAGTGTGCCCATAACCTATTGTCCAAACACCAACTGCATCTTGGTAAGCCTCCAGCTCACAACCTTCAAATCTTTTTATTAAAGATATTCCCTCATTACTTATATTCATTCGTCCCCCTCAGTCGTAATTTTTCTATAATATATTACTACTTCTTTAAGTTCATTTATATATCTTTTTAGTTCTTGCATGTTGTAAGACATTAACTCATAGTCTGGTACAGACATAGCAAGAAAAACAACTTCACCATGCTCTTTTTCCACTCTAGCTAAAAACTCATCAATATTTTTGTTAGAGACCACATACCAATATGGTTCTTTTAGATCTATTTCTCTTGGCATCACAGGTTGTGCAAATGTTCTGTCTATGGGTTTAGAAACCACCTCTACTTGTTGCAATCTAGGAATCAGACTGCAGCTGTAACCCATCATCAAGCACATCGATATTACGACTGCTTTCTTCGATGCTTTCAAATACTTTTTTAGTGCCATTATTTACTCTTGTTTCTAATAGTCCAGGTTTTGCTATCGCTAACTTTGTAAGGTTATGTCGTTTAAACACATCAAGATATCTATTCATTTCTGCTTCTATTTCTTTATTTCTAGATTGAATATTAAGTAGACCCTCAGTTTGCTTTTTAAAGTCTGTTTGTAATGTTTGTATTGTTTGTAACTGTTCTTGATTCCTAATCTCAAATGCTTGATTAAGTTGAGAAAGTCTTGCGTTTTCTGACCACAGTAAATAAAGTCCTAACCCTAGCACTCCTATAACTCCTAGAAACACTTTACTCATTATTCATAACTAACCAGCAAGAGGATTTTTATTGTCGTCTTTAATTTCATCTATTTGTTTATCCAAACTCTCTAAATCTGCTTTGATTGTTGCTATGTCCGTTTTTATTTCAGTAACATCGGGCACCTCAATATTGTCTATCTCTTTTTCTAAAAACTGAACAGAAGTTTCTATAGAAGCAAATCGTTCCTCGATAATTTTCATCTCATCCTCAGCCTCGTCTACTCCACCGATCTTAGCTTCTAGGTTTTCTAATCTATTTACATATGTTGCACCTGTATAGCCGAATCCTGCTAAAGTGCCAACGATGGATACTAACGCTATAAGTTGCCCTGTTTTACTTTGAAACCAATCCATACCTACCTCCATATCTCAGGTTGCTGACTTATCATGTCTTGTAAGCTGTTAATATTTGTGCCAGCATAATTATAAAATGCACTTATATTATCAGCCATCACTATATTACTATAAATATCTTGAGAAACATACCAAGTCTGTTGATCAGGTAAGTTTTGTTGTGTGTATGTGTTAAATTGTGGTACATATCCTATCAATGCAACCAAACTTGACTCATCACTATATTCGCCTGTAGACTGTTGCTCTTCTTGCATCTCCTCTTGTTGTGCCTCTATGTTTTGTGCTATTATTTGGTCTGCTATTTGATCAGCTTCTGACTGTGTCATAATACCACTTACAGCAGTGTCTATTTCACCTTGTACATTTTGTACTTGCACTTCTGCCATAACTACCTCGGCACCACCATCTACAGTAGATATAGGTGTAACACTTACACTTAATGAGTTGCCTGCACCACCACTCATAGAAAGCACTTGATTGTTTTGTGCAGTTGCACTAGCGTATTGATCAGAAAGACTGGGCGAACTAGATGTACTAATGCCACCAGAGGACGTGCTAGAAACTCCTTGTGTTGCACCACTAGAACTGCCTGACTGTTCATTTGTTGCACCTGTGTTTATACTAGATGTGGCAGTTTTTAAGGCATTATTCACCACACTTAATGCAACAGTTTTTAGTTTGTTATCAGATAAGTCCTCAGAATCTAACTCTTCAATAACCTCATCTACTATTTCATCTTCCGCCTCAGCTAATGTTTCCTCCTCTAGTTCTTCAAAAACTTCTTCCACTATTTCCTCTTCAAATATTTCTTCTCTAAATTGTTCTTCAGTTTCTTCTCTGTTTTCCTCATGCCTGTTACCTCGTTCCTCCTCAAACCAATCATCTAACTCTTCTATGGTGTTTATAACTAGGAAATTCTCAGGCTCAGTAAAATCCTCTACAAACAGTGTTTCTTGTAAAATAAATTGCTCAATGAAAATATCTTCTTGAGGTAGTATATTGTCGTGTCTATGAAAATCTTCCAGCATAGGAGGTGGTTCAGGTTCAAAAAATATTAAAAACTCATCAGGCTCTAACTCAAAAAACTCTTGAACATCGTCATCACGAAACTCCTCAAAAGGACGAAAAAGTTCTTCTTCAAAAATCTCTATTATGGTAAAGTCTTGCTCATGGTGATGCTCATCTATAAACTCACCTGTGGCAAACTGCTCTTGCTCATTTATGTATCCGTAATCTACATTGTCTTCGTTAAAAAATGCAACAGAATCCCTTTGTCTATATCCAGGACAAAAAGGTGCATATTGTGGATCTTCTTCACATTGCTGATCATCGTATGCTTGCCAATAGTTAGGACATTGTTGAGAGTGTAACTGTGTGATATTACATTGTTGTGTAAGGTATGCATCAGCGTAACCTGCACAACTGCTATCGTTTAGTGGGTTAGAACAGTCTACACCATTGCCACTGCCAACACCATACAAACTACCTCCACCCTCAAGCAAAGTGTTAAAAGATGTATTATTCCAGTTTGTATTTACACAGTTGCCACTATTAGTTGTGCCTGTATTACACTCATCGTGAAACAAATACTGATAAACTTGAGTAGAGTTAGCACCCACCTCACCAATAATTACATCGTGGTTTATGATATCTAGTTCGTCGTATCTATACTCAAAAGTATTGTTAGGGTAAAGTATCACCTCAAAACTATTGTCACTTGCTCGATTGTACTCTCTCATGTCATACCAACCAAATATCATCTTAGTGTTATCACCCCAAGACTTCATACGAGAGTTGCTATCTCTTATAAGGTCAGTCCAAAAAGGAAACATGGTGTATGTGTACTGAGATGTGATAGGATCAGGAGTGTAGTCCCCACAATAATTATTATAATTAATATTACCTGTGCCTAGCCCAAAGTGTAAACAACCATTAGTTGCCATACGAGCAGAATCAAAAGTCTGTCCATAAAAGTTAAAGTTAAATGTAAGGTTTATATTTGTTGAAAGTTGATCATCGCCTACTTCGTAAGCTAGTTCACCTTCAAAATTACCAGCGTTTTTTTGTAGTTGATAAAGGTCTTGATTAGCTTCGTATATGTATTGTGCCTGTAGATTTAGACACAAACATACTACCCACCATAGAGTTCTTTTTTGCATTGTGCCTTTGTTTTATTTTTACTGACCACTACCTTACTCACAAAACCAACAACATCAGCTTTTATTCTATCTCTATTTGGGTTTTGTTCTTGTGTACAAGATTTGATAAACTCGTCTTCATACAGTTCTTTATCTGGTCGTTTTTGTGGATTTGCTAACCACAATGCTTTTGCTTCTTCTCCTATCTTACCCTCATATGGTGCAGGTGTTCCTGCTTGCCACATTGCCTTAAATACTCTTGGATCTTGTGCGAGCAATGATATTGCAGCCACTTTCATTCCTTGATTGTAAAGCATTTGTGAAAGTTTCAGTCTTTCGCAGTTCATATCCCTTACAGACTTACCACCAGATAAACCAAATACCTGACCTTGAAACGCTCCTGAGACTCCTGTAGTACATAAGTCTTGACTATACGACATAATACTAGGAGCAATGGCAGAAGCAGGTGGTGCTTCTGATTTAATCTCTTGACGGATGGTTTGTGTACTGTTTGATTCATTAATATTACGATTCGTGTTGTCACTAACTGTATTGTTGTTGTTTTGATTCACATTATTAGTTTGAACATTAGATTCCGAGGTAGATTGATTTATGTTTGTGTTAGTGTTTTCTGATGTACTTGTTGAGGTGTTTACATTATTGTTATTAACAGTTTGATTCACATTAGAGGTTACTGTTGATGTGCTTGTTGAGGTATTAATATTATTGTTTGTGTTGTTAGATGTAGCAGTTGATGTTGATGTGTTTATGTTTGTGTTTTGATTAGTGTTTAAATTAGTGTTAGTTGCACTAGATGTTGATGTATTAACATTGTTGTTTGTATTAGTGTTAGTGTTAGTGTTAGTGTTTGTGTTAGTGTTTGTGTTGGTATTAGTGTTAGTGTTTGTAGTTGTTGTTTCATTAGATGTGTAAAGATTGTTATTTTCACAATACTGAGTGCCGTTTACACAAGCTGTGCCTGATTGCTGAGTAGATTGTGCGTTAGCTACTGTGCTGACACCTATTAAGAATGTTATCCAAAACATAAAGAAACACCACACGAGGATGTTGTCATGTCGTCTTTGTTCTTTTCTATTCACTTATCTTCGCCTTTAAAACTTTTACTTGCACCACTTGTACCAGCATATAGCCCAAACCATGCAGCACCAGCACCAACTATTATAGAAATTAATCCACTTTGCTCAAGACTTGGCTCTTCTAGTGCCATAAACCACATTGTTGAGTAATATAGAAGAAATATGTACACACTTAAAAATACTCTTGGGAATATTCGCCATGAGTCTACAGCTTGTGCTAAGTGAATCCATTTCTGGTGAGGATTACGAGTAGTCTCATCCTCAAGATCTCTAATTTTATCTTTGAGCTGAGATATCTCCTCTATCATTGCCATAAACTTGTTGAGATCCATCTCAACTTCGTTACGATCCATATCTCCAGAGAATCTACTTCTGTTATCTTCCATCATAAAAATTTTGCTAACACTACACTTAACACAATAAAAGGGTACACTCCCCATATCATGTTTTCTAGTTTATCGAATCTTTTAGAACCTGACTCTAATCTTTGTTCAATGTTTTTGTACCTTAAAGCACACTCTTTTTCATGTGATTCAAGGGATCTGCTCATTTAACTTTTTTAGGTCTTCCTCTTTTTTTCTTAACACGAACTGTTGTGTATGCTTCGTTGACTCCTGAAGTTGACTTATCATCAGCAACATATTGACCTTTACTGTTTCTAGTTCTAACTTGTTTTTGTTCTGTACCAGTCCAGTAATCTACTACTTTACTCCACCAACTCATTTGTCTTTCGCCTTACCAATGTTAATTGCACACCAGTCTAGTAGTTTATAAACTTTACCGACCCAAACATCGTCATTTGGGGTGGGTGTTATCGCAGCAATCAAAGAGGCTGCAGATATAATCCAAGGTATTATTTGAATTATTTTTAATATTAAGTCTAACATATATACCATAATTTTCTCCTATGAAGTTGGTTGTGTTGGAAATTCACCAAGAGGTCTAACTGGAGGTGTTGCATTGTTATATACATATAAAGTTGCTAGAGCATCTACATCTGTTGCATTATCTATTTGAGTACACATAGAGTTAGCTTTTGTACGCACACTAGCTCTCCAAGTTTTAATGTTACTTGACATAGCTGTACCACCATCAGCTTCTCTAATAACCATCCAATCAGTATCTGATAAAATACCACCTGCTTGAGAGTTTATTACAGCTTTGTGTTGTGGTTTCAAACCATATTGTTTTATTTCACCTTCTGTACCAAGACCATCTGTTTCGTCTTGGGCTGTAAAGAGTACATCATCTAAAGGTTTAGCTGTAGCTGTCCCATATGATGCAGTTACTTTATTACCTGCAAATTCAAACTGTTGGTTTGTATTAACATAGTAATTTTTATCTTTATAATTAGTGTTATCTAACACTACTGTATAGACACCAATAGCATTTAGTTGCTCTTCTGACCAAAGAGTGTGTATGTTACTAGGATATTTAATCTCTCCTATGGCTAGTTGTGTTGGTCTATTATAAACCTTGCTTATTTTACTATCTTCTACAAGTGCCCACATATTATTATATTACCTCATAAATTGTTTATTGACTATCTTGCTGTTGTTGGAATCCCTGTTGATGTAACAAATGGATTTTCTGCAAATGCCATATAGATGTATGTACCACCATCAACATTTTGGTCAGATGCGTTTGTTTTCCATTTCCATCCATTGCTTAAAAAATCACAATGTTCATTACCTGATGTGCCTGTATATTCAGCATCAGAATTATTGGCTGATAATCTAGCATTTACAATATTGAATGGATTTCTTTTTGCATCATATATGCGCCAATGATAACCTGCTGTATCTGTTCTTTTAGTCATAATAAAAGCAGGTTTAAATCCTGTATAAATAAATGCACCATTTGCATTTCCATTGCCGACATATTTAGAGAATCGTGAGTAGCCTTGTTTTTCTGCGAACACATAAGCTAAATAAGTATTAGAACTTTTATTTACTGTAGATGAACCTGCATTAACACTAAAAACACTACTTGTTGGTGCTGTGTCATTAAATCTATCATTATCAGCTACGGCATTAGTATTATTTAATTCTAAAATAAAATTTTGTGGAGTAGCATTTGAATTTTTGTGATAAACAGTCCAATTTGTACTAGCTTCGTTTCTACACTTAACCCAAATCATATCTGGAACAACACCCAATCCATGACCTACTGTACCTGCACTTCCTGTGCCTGTATAAGTAACAATGCTAAATCCTGCTGTGGTGTTAGCTTGTACTGTAGAGGTTATAGAACCATTTGAGTTTGAAGCTGTCGTACCACCACCTGCTTTCCATTGCCATGCTACATAAGTTTTACTTGTTAAATTAAAATAAGTCTGTGCTGTTGAGCCAAAGGTAAAACCATCTGAGTCAAAACTTGTTATACCAACACCTGAAGGGAGAGTATCAGCACCTTGAGAAAGGTCTGAATATATAGCTTTAGTTCCACCTCTTGTTGAATCTAAAAATGGTTTATTATTTCCTTCTCTAGTTGCAAACCAAACTAAATCAGGTTGTAAGTTACTATTACCATCATTTACGACTGATGAACCACCACCACCACCTGTGTAGGTAGCAGTTTGAAAAAATGCTGATGGGTCATCTATCGTTGTATAAGC